ACTGTCTTTAAGATTAAGACCAAAGGAATGATCTGCCCTTCTTTGTAGGGTGAAGTTGTAAGTTCCAGGTTGTGCCATTAGCTGTAAGGTGAAGGACCAAGAATATCTGTCTGCCACTGTGCTTTGAGAGCATCTGTATCAGAAGCAGAATCTATATCAGAATTTGCAGGGGCATCTCTTAATGCCTGTTTTTTATTAAAAATATCAGTTGTACTAGATCCAGTTTCTAATGCCTTTTGAAATTCAATATCTAATTCTGCAAGCTTTGGTGTTCTTGCCTCTCTTATCTTATTCTTATGTATGTCTCTGGCTTTTGCCATGTCTATACCAAAACCCATGATTTACTCCGTATAAGTCCAAGCATCTCTAAAACTCCTATCAGTAGGAATAACAGACTTATCTACAATATAAGATGTTTTACCAGAGGGTACATCTTTATCTCTTATCTGCTCAACAGTTAAGTCACAATTATCTGCTGGGATAACAATTGCAACCGTTCCATCATCTTGTGTATAAATAATCCGCTTATCAGAATTAGCCATAAGTTTTTATCTAAGTATATCTTATGAATTATTGGTCGCCAAAAATAACAAGACAAACGATAGCTAGATCCTGTTCAGTTTGAGTACTACCATTTCTAAAAGTTTCCAACTTAACAGATGTTGTTGTATAAGAATGAGCAATAACTAAATCAGGCAAAGATACTGAATCTAATTCTTGAGTGCCTGTTGTGGATACACAATAATTAGTATTAGACATTGCATTAGTAAAATTAACGGTCAATTCACCTGAAGCAGTCTCTACTACGCTTGATACATTAAAGCTATCTCTGACACCAGCCAGATCTGTTGCATTGGTTGTTGCAGTACCATCAAAATTAAGCCAAACCTTTGCTCTACCCTGTGCCACCTCTGCTGGTGTAGAAGGATTATTTCCACTCGTATCCTTAATCGTAGTCAACTTACTATCACCACTAACAGTAAGAGCCGTAAGCGTACCAACAGACGTAAGACTTGAAGCTGTAACTCCAGAAGCTAAAGTACTACCTGTAAGAGCAGACGCAGCACTTGAAATTGTACTGAAAGATAAATTACCAGATCCATCTGTTTTTAAAAATTGCCCTGCACTTCCATCTCCATCTGGCAAAGTAAAAGTGACATTGTTTGAAAGTGTTTGAGGAGCTTTAAAACCTAAATATTTAGCATTAATCAAACTTTGGTGAAATAACCTTAATTCTTTTTGTCCAAATATATTTATTGCATCTTGAGTAAAATGTCCTAGAAATGTACCACCTGCTGTAATACCTATGCTACCAGCCCCAAGTCTATAAAAACCAGTATTACTATCTCCAAAATTAATAGATGGTGCACTGGTTGTTCCAGCACTTAAAGTTAAAACTCCAGTCAAAGTACCACCACTCAGCGGTAATAATCCTAAATTTGTTTGTGCAACATCACCTATTGTTATGAAATCATTATTAGCTTTATTTCTTATCTTTAGTATTTGTGACGTATTACTTACCTCATCGACATGAAGTTGATATGCACTAACACCCACTGTTGGATCACCACTACCAGATTGTAAACTTCTTAACGCATCTATAGTCTGTTGTAATTTTGTTCTTACCTGCAAACCAGTACCATTATCTACGGTAAAACCACTACCTCCTTGATTGTCAACTCTAGCCATTTAATTAAATACCTTTACCGTATCCTAACGCTTGAAAGGAAAATTTCACATCTATTACTGCGTTTGATGAATTTTTAAATATTATATTAAAACCTATACCATTTACATTTTGGTTTGCAGCGTTTAATAAATTATTACTACCATCTTCTTTAATAATAAAATAACCTCCTTGTGGTAAATCAAACGGAGTAATACTTATTGAAGGTAAAAAAGCATTATTTGACCCCCCTATATCACTTGTACCTGTAAAAAATCTTTTAGCAAAAACAATATCAATACCATTAGCCGAAGTGCCAGATTGTATTGGTGTGCTTATGACGTTTCCTGATGAAATGTATTTATTTTCTACTCTTGAAGGTAAAGAAGCATCAAATCCTAATTCCTCAAATTTTATATTTTCATTCGTGTTAACTGATATAACATTAGCTCTAAATTTAAAAAACTTACCAACAAAAGAACCATTCCTTAAATTAGTAAAACTTGTATAAGTTGAATTATCATTTGAAGTTTGTACTGTCAGCCTAGCTTTTAGTCTATCAACAGCAGCACCGTCAAAATTAAGTCTTTCATCTAAATTAGATATTGAATCAAATTGATCTGATATATTGAATCCTTCACTTTTAATGTGCCTTTTTAACCTTAAATTTTGATAGACAGCACCTAAATCAAAAGTATTTGCAAAATCATATTTACCCAGTAAACCATTTGCAACAGTTACATTTCCTGAAGTGGTTCCTGTCTCATTATTTATAATGTCTCCTGCGATAGTAAAAGTATTTGCATTAGGCACAGTAACAATAGTAAAGGTTCCATTATTAGCCAGTCCTGATGTAAATGTAAGCTGTGGCTTATCTCCCACTATTAAATTATGAGAATTTATTGATACTGTAATAACAAGACCAGATTGGCTATAAGTCCCTGTAATCGTAGTATTTGGATTTGTAAGTTGTAATGCACCAGATACAACACTGACATTATTTTTTGTTCCGTTAAATGCTGTTTGTTCTCTTTGTTGCTTTATGACAAGTTCGTCTTCTGTTTCTGGTAATGCAAATTCTACCTTCGCCTCATTAGCTGATAAATTATTTGCTACATCCTCAAATTTAATACTAAAAGTACCAGCCAAAGCAGGAACAATAACTTCTGTGGTGTTGCCATCACTTGTATCAATATCAACTGAATTACTGAATGTAGTGTCAGCTAATGATGTGATAGCGTGTCTTATCAAACAACGACCTCCAAAAAGGACATCCTTTGCCAATGATAAATTCCAGCTAAGTCTAACCTGATAGTTATTTATAGGTTCTATTTCAAATCCTGTTGGTTGTTCTGGAAGCTCAGATAAACTCTTTACAGGTATATTTAATTCCGTTGGTAAGGCTGACCTTTCCCCTAAAGCATTAAAAGCAAAAAGTCTAAGATCATACGATCCAGCTTCAAATTCTGTTTGTTTTATTTCAAAGGATGATTCCTGTGTATTAACAACGGTAAAATTATCATCATCTCTTCTATACTGTAATTCATAACTTGAAGCACCATCCACAGGTCTCCAATCTATAAATACTTTGGCAACGGCTCTATTATTAATTACAACAATTTTCTCTTCGAGGGTTAAACCTGATGGTGATAACAATACTGAAGTAAGCACATTTGTATTCTTAACTTCTAATTGTTCATTATCCTCTACGGCTGCATATTTACTTTGATTATGACTAAGAGCAGTTATAGCATAAGTCTTTTTAGCTGTTTCTTTTATGTTTGTAATTCTCCAATTTGTAACAGACAAACTAGCCGATTCAAAAATATACGGGCTATTGACTACAGGAGCAGAAGTAAAAGCACTGGAAACATTAACAACAGTTTGATTATTTGAATAACTATCTATTGTTCTTGTTTCTACCGTTCCATTACTTAACAAACAACTAATAGTTGGCGATTCACTAATATTAGGTTGATTCGTGTCATTTACATTATCAACAGTTATTTGATCTATATTAGAATTACCTTGACTAGAACTAACTGCTTTTACAACACCACCTCTTCTTGTTGCTGCTTTAACTCTATCAGCAATTCCAATAATACTACCTATCTGTACGATAGATCCAGCAGCAATGTTAGTTTCAAAAGCACAAACCTCAGTAGCAGTCTGTTGTGTGTTTAAAAACCATTTACCCACTCTCTGTGCCTGACCCCTTGATGTGGTTCCAAAGGTTCTAATAGTGTTAATATGCTCACCATATTTTTGTATTGCCTCAGTATCTTTAACAGTTACATAATCTATATCTTGAGTTTCTAGATCAAAGTAACTAATATTTATTATCGTAAATCTTGTTTTTAAAGAACTACCACTATAAACAAAATTACCATCGACTACATTTGCATTATTAAAAACATAATCAAATTCAATTTTATTTGGATCGCTAAAGTCTTTTGGTGCATCTTGAGATATTTTTATTGTACCTTCTGAATAAAAAGGCATTGCTCTCATTACAGAACATATATCGTTAATAAGTTTTAAAGCTTCTTGTTGTGTTCTTATGTTTACATTTAAAGAAAATCTAGGTTCCAAACCATTTTGTCCATCATTAACTAACTCACTACAATATTCACTTGCTTTTTGAAAAACAAATTTATCTATTGAAGCTTCTGGTAAATTACACCCATATTGTTGTTCTGCTGTTCTTTCGCTATTTGTAACTAACAAATCATATAAAATCCAAGCTGGATCGCTTGTCCACTCTCTATCAGATTTAAAACTACCATTAAAAGTTCCACTATAAGTTATTCGACCTGTAGAAAGTTCAACTGTTCCATTATGAGGAATCTTTATTTTTTTACCTCTTACTCTAAATATTCTTGATGGCAGAGATGGAAACTCTTCTGCACTTAAACGTAATGAAGTATAAGCAACATGAGGATAATTACGAGGTTCTTCAATAACTTCGGTAACACCACCTAAACGCATACTATTAAAAGTATTATTACTGCCTTCATCATTTGTTCTTGTAAGAGTTACAGTTATAGGAAAAAATGCCCCAGAATCTCCTATTGGGGTTGTATTATATCCAGTAATTTCAGAAAGTCTTATGCCATAATCACGGCTATATGATGCAACACTTTTCCCTTTAATAATTTCTGAATCATCTGCACCGATTACTATAACTTCCGACCCATTACTAGGGTTTACCTTAATTTGTATTTTTACTTTAGTTGATCTCCGATCACCAGTTTCACTGTCAATCCTAAAAAATTGATCAAATTTAACTCTTACTCTTAGTACGTCTATATTTACATTAGTTATTGTTACAGAACGAGGAGTTACAATTCCACCTTTAGGAAAACTAACAAGTTGACCAATCTCACTATCAGTTCTCTCAGTGGTTTGTATTTCGGCTGCTGGTAATACTAAGTTATTAGCCGTACCTTCTTGAAATCTAAATTTAACACTTTCATAATTAAAGTCTGATGTTGATGGATTATTAACATCTGCATCAGCCTGTAAAACTGGCTGTTTATTTAAAAATAAATCTTTTAAAAAAGAATTTTTATATGCCTCTGATGTCTTATCAGTAATATTATTTTTGTGTGCAGTAGCACTAAGCTCTATTTCTCCTTCACTTAAAATATCAACAAGAGTAATAAAATCTATTGATTTTAAAGCTGACGAAGGAAGTTTAGACTCTGATTTTACAGTAGATTTAAAAATAGCGTCAGTTGCACTAACTTGACGAGCCTGATCTGAACGAGCGAAATTTAGATTTGTCATTAACTATTTACCACCTGTGCTGAATCCACATTTGCACTGACAGTATTTGATCCAATCAGAGTTTCCCCATAAACTATATTGATTGGAACACCCTGTTTAGAAATATTCATTGTTCCATCAAAAATAAAACTGGGATCTTGTTCATCTGGTTTTAAAGTAGGAGGGCCTGGTGGTGGAAATAGTAAGTTTTCAACACCTTCTAAAAGCATTGAAACTCCAAGGGCATTTAAACTAGTAACTAATGCACTTCCAAGTTGAAGTCCTGCAATAAAACTTAATGAGCCCGTTTTTATCAATGCAAGAGCACCACCAATAATAAAATTAAGTATTTCTCCATGAACTACAGGTATTATCTTTATATCGCTTTCTGTTTGTAAGTCTAATAATTCTTCTGTAATTCTTACCTTACCTGCCATCACGCAATATTCCTGTTCCTTTATATGCTCTGCTACTCCATGAAAATTATGTATTAAAAAACTAAAAGCTTGCCTCGGACTCGCAACATCTATTTCAAACGTAGACTGTCCTATGAATTTTCTAAGACGACCATAAATAGTTAATTTAATCATCTACTTCTGCTGGATCTAATTTAATAATAGATTCTGTCTTTGGATCTACAAGATAAAAAGGCAAATCATTATACTTACAACTCAGTTTATCAGTATGACTAAATTCAAACAATGAATCAGGATGACTATGAACAATACCTAAAACCTCACCTTGATCTTCACCCTCTGCCCAATCTATAGGGTCTATAACAAAAGATTCTTCTTTATATGCCTTTGATATATTTTTACATTTCCAATATTTATGTTTACCATCTATATCTAAAACAAGACCGCAACACTCCTCTGGGTAACACTCTGTAGCGTGTGAATATGCCTCTATAGCCCAAGAATATTCTGTCATTAAAAGAAAGTACCAGCAGAAGGAAATAGTTCCCTTGTAACTATTCTTGCAGGTATCTTTTTATTTTGCATATCTAATTCACCAACTAATTCAAATTGAACAACTTGCCTATTCTCAACAGCTTTTCTGTCAATAAAATAAATTCTATCCTGTAATCTATCTGTGCTGGGAGTTCCAAAAGGATTATCACCCACAAAATTAGCGTTATCTAATGCTGATGCTAAAGGCATTAATCTTGTAACCTTCGCATTAAGAAGATCATTTCCTGGAGTAACCTTATTAACAATATTTAAAAAATCAGTCATAGTCATAACTGTTGTATCTTTTGTAATACCACCTAAATTACTAAAGGTAAGAGTAGGTCTGGGAATAGTTCCTTTACTTGTATCTTCAAAACCTTCAACTTTTACAGCCACTCGCTGATAGCTGTTGCCATTAAATACTACCTGTCCAAAGTTATTCAAATTAGCTCCTGCATGAAATCTAAATACCGTATCTAAATTATCGAGATTACCACTTGGAATATGTAAACCAACAGTAAGTTCAAGTTCAAACAATTCAATAACAGAACTTGGATTTATTTTGTTTAACTCAACGAAAGGTATTGCCATTATGCTTCAAATACTTCTCTAAATGAACAAGTTAATGTAACTCTATTTTTATATGGAACAGAAGTAGGATAACTTTGACAAACAAAGTTTTTTGTTACATTTTCATTTGGTACGAGAAAAGTAAATGACGCACCATCTGTAATTCTTGCATTAAGAAAGTTAATTGCAGTTGTAGAATCTGTTTGAGATAAATCAAACTTAAGATTTAAAGTTATAGGATTTTGATTTAAACCTTCTGTTAATCTTTGCTCAAAACCATCTCCAAAACTTACAACATTAACGACTGGCTGTCTTGAAATTGTGTAATTATATTTTGGGTTAGCTATAGGAAAGGCTGCCATTAGCTTAATAAACCTCCAACTCTTTTTTCATTAATTATTACAGCTTGAACTGCTGCTGCAATCTGTTCACCAAATTCGTTAGCACTTTGTTCATCACCTTCAACAGAAGAACCAGAGGCATCTACGTTTACGACTAGATTTGTAGAACCACCAAGAGCATGATTTGGTGTAATCATGCCTGATACTCCAGGTGTAAATAGTTCTGGTCCACGTTCTCCAACAAGAAACGTATTTCCTTTTTTGACAGGGCCACCATCTGCTTTTCCTCCACGAAAAGCTTTACCTAAACCTCCAGGCAAAGAACCTAATAAAGAATCAACCCCAAAAGATATAAGTGATCTTTGTATCTGTGAGAATACACTACGAGCAACATCACCAAGACTTTTAGTACCATTTATCGCACCCTCTATGGCAGAAACAATACCATTCTCAATACTTGAAGCAATATTATTATAAAGACTTAAAGTAATTTCTAATTGATGATTTTCTATTTCTAATTTTTCATTTACTTTTAATTGTTCTCTTACTTTATTTGTTAGTAAATT